TTAACTTCATCTTGTGTTAACTGTCCTAATTCCACTAATAGCTGTAATGTATCTTTAGTACAGAAATCCCATAAATAAAAGTTTTTCCACATATTATAAGTTGTCATAAAATCATCTCCTAATTATTTATATTTAATTTATTTTCTAAAGCTTTTATTCTTTGTTGTAGCTGTAAATTTTGCATTGTTAAATTAGAAATTTGTGTTCCTAATAGGCTTGCTTTTAAAGCTGTTGAACTAGAAAGCTGACTTAATTCTTTTAAGTTTTCTATGTTTAGTATTGCTTTTTGCAATGCTCCAGCAAGTAGATTTATATAATTATTTAAATCGTAGGAAAGATAGCTATCATCTTCTTGTTGTACTATACTTCGTCCAATAGGATTATTTAAAAAATCCTGTGCTATAAATCCTAATTTCCCTTTGGAATATTCATCTTCATTCCCTGTATCTTTATAATCATATGTTGCTAATTTTAAATTATCTTTTACAAAATTATATAAATCATCTGTTGTTATAGATGTATCTTTAAAATTAGTTGCTGTTGTATTTAAATATTTTATATTCTCTTTTAAATTACGGTCGGAGGAATTGGTAATATTTTTTGTATATAAATTACTCCACCTATATCCACTTTTACCTAAAGCCCAATGTCCATCAGAATCGGGATAAAAATATCCTCCTTGTCCAACTCTAATATTAGAACCGTAATTATTAGTTAAAACTAAATCATCTGAATTAGCCTTAATAGTAAATTGATCGTTGTTATATTTGCCTATCCAACCTTTATCTGTTTCTCCATTATTGTTACAAAATAATAAAGCTGTTGTTCCAGTTCCTATATTATCTTTTAATTTAAATTCTCCATTAACAAGCATTTCAAAAGTGCTTTGCAATGTTTTATTAAGTAGAAAATGTAAGCTTAAAGCTGGATTATTATATTGTGTATCTATTCCTAATTCTAAACTTCCTACTTGATTATTTACTGTTCTTTCTGCACTAAAGCTTTTCCAACTTTGGTTATCCTCTAAAATAATACCGTTGGAGTTTTCTGTTATGCCTTCAACTGTAGTTGGTTTTATTTCTTGTATTTTGGTATCAATTAGGGTTTTAATGTCTTCTAAGGATTTATTTAATGTATCTGTTGTAACAATTTCTGCCCAATCTCTCCAGCCACTATCGTTAAACATTCTATAAAATAATCTTTTAGAAGTTAGTCCATAAAATAGCTGTATTACTGTTCCTCCGTCTGTTGCTCCTTGTGTACTCCATGCAAATAATAATGCCCATTCCCCATCTAAGGGATAATTTACATCTGTTGCTTTTATAGCAGTTGAATTTACAGAATAGAATCCATTTTTAACTAGAGTATTGCAATTATCGCTGGTTATCCCTTGCCAAATAAGATAAGGAACAAAAGTATCTAATGTTTTATTTAATTCATCTGTTGTCAGGTATCCTTGATTATTTGCTTTGTTTATAATTTGCTCCAAACTCTTTTGTGCTGTTGAACTATTTAAGATAGTATTATTTAAATCTGTTTTTGCTGTTACACTATCTTGTATAGTTGTTTTTAGTGTGTTATCTAATGTATTAGCCGTATTACTTTCACTTTTTAGATTAGCTAAGTTATTATCTATATAAGCTTTTATATCTGCTAATCCTTGTACACTTACACCAGCTGTTGTAAAACTATCAAAAAAAGTTTTATAATCACTTATTTCTTTTGTTGCCTGTGCCATTAGGTCGGTTATTTGCTTAAATAAATCTATATCGACATTCGCTTTAACAGCTTCATTATCGCCAATTTTTGCATAAACATTAAAGCTAAATGTAGCAGTTGCAATATCTCCATCATCTCCATTAATGTCTATTTCTGCGATTACAATTCCAGCACTTGCAAAGATACTATTATTAATATTTATGCTTATTTTACCGTTCTTACTATCTGTAATACTTATATTATCTGTTTGGACTAGTATAGAGCCATCAGCTTTTTTTACAAATAGCTTTAAAGTTTGGTTAGTTAAATCTTTAAGTTGGTTATTTTCTGTAATTGTAATATTAAATATTGCAGAATCTAATTGCTTTACATTAGCAACTATATTATTATTTACGTTTATTGTATCTACAATAAAATTAAAATTTTTAATAGCCATATTCTCCTCCTTATGCGATAGCCAAAAATCCCATTATAGGATTTGCATTTACAAATGTTCTGCTACTTAAATCTAAAAATGTACTATACATATAAGCTTGGAAAGTTCCAGCTTCATAGTTGCAGTAAGCAGATGTATTATCGAAGTTTATACCCCATTCAGTTAAGACATGATTTGCGTCCCCAACACCATCTGTAAATTGATTATTTGCCCCATCTAATCGCTTAGGGAAAACCATTATTTTAAAATTCTTACCCTTAAATTCATCGGGAAGTTGGATAGTTTTTAATTGGGTACTTGTAAATCCAACTTCACCAGCATAACTAAGATGGTAATATTCATTTTTAGAATCTCCGAACTCATTGTAAAATCCCTCGGCTGGATTAATTATTACTTTACTTCCGTCATTCATAATGCTTTCAATTACTCCTGTATCTAAATCTATACTTGTATTATCTCCAATTAATTTACCAGTTTTTATTAGGGTAGCTGTAAATCCCGAACCATTTCCGAATGTTTGCCAATCCCAATCTTTATCATCTAAAGTTCTTTTATTTGCTATCATAAAGCCCATAGTACCTAATGCCATCGCTCCATATGTTGGGCTATCTTTTACCCTATCTTCAAACAAAAGAGCTTTAACTGGGCTATCTGTAGCCACATTTCGCATTACTTGCATTTGGGTATTGTTAGCATTAATAGTTCCTCTTATTTTTTCGGCTTTTACATAGCCATCATCACCTATTATTCCATTAGTTTTATTAAGTATATTGTTAACAGTATTTTGTATATCGGACTGTTGATAAAAATAATTTTGTTGTATAGAACCTAATTCGATTTTGTTATATTTCTCTGTGACTAAGTTATATTCAAAACCAATACATCTGGTCGCTATGTTTATACCTATATCTTTATGTTCTACTGTTACAGTATCACCTATTCCAACATTAACCAGTTCTTTAAAATCTGCATACTCTAAAGTATTTTCTAAAGCTATCATATTTACAGTCCCACTAATATTGGGCTTATCCAAACCACCAGCAAATAAGGTATTACATCTTTTTCTCATGGCTGTATATAATTCATTTTCTGTATCAAAGTACGTTACTGTATCATCTTGTAATTCTTCTTGTGTTGTTTCTTTATCTTTTAATCTTAAATCCTCCATACTTACAAAATTACATTTAAATTTTGGATAGTTATTAATTATTGGAGAGTTAACAAATTTCTCAGGTAGCATTACCCCATTAAATGCTAGGGGGTAAATTCTAGTGCAAATATTATCGGTGCTATCATCTAGCGAAACATTTTCCATATTTAAACCGTATTTAATTTTTACTCCATAATTTGCTCCTAATCTATCGTTTATTATTACTTTAAAATTATCTTGCAGTATTTCTCCACCCCACCTATTTATAATAGATTGGTCTATATCCCCACAAATCGCCTGTATACAGTTCTTATTTATATAATAGGCTGTATTACCTGTACGAATATTACTTTGCCCTGTAAAGCCTGTATCTGTTAGTATATTATTTAATGCTGTTTCACAATCGCAATTAGTAGGTCTATTATCTAATAAAATATTATCTATTAAATCAAAAAAGATATGTCTTGCTTTTATTTTGTAGCTTAACATATCTTTTTCTAAATCATAGATTCTATATAGTTGTTTACTTTTTATATAGGGAACTTTTATTTTTATTATTCCAAATCTTTCGATTTGTTTCCAGCGATCAAATTCATCATAAGCTATTTCAATTTCAATTTCATTGGTGCTATTAGTTTCAAAAGTTAGAGTTCCATCAAGTAATGGGATTTTAATATCTCCATTATTTTTATAATTTTTATTAGAGTTTTTATAGTATTCAAAAGTAACCATTATAAACACCTCCAGTTTGGCTGGATTTCTAACCTTGTTATATTAGAATCCCAAGATATTAAATTTTCTCCATTAATCAATACTGGATATTCTCCAACTTGTAAATTACCAGCTGTATTTTTATCTTTATATGTTAATTCTAATGCAGAATCTATATACACATATTCTCCTACATCTATAACAAAACTTTGTCCATTTACTGTTATAGTTGATACACCTCCACCATAAGCCTTTATAAGTGGTTTAGATGTATCTAAGTAATTATATAGGATAGAATTATTGCTTAGCTGTATAGAGTTTAATCCACTTATATCATAGCTATAAGCTTCACAGGTAAATGTTACTGTAAATGTACCTAAAATTCTTTTAGTTATAGTTAATTCAGATAGAGTAATATTTTTAACTTTATAATAAAATTCTATATCATCACTAAAAATTAATTTATTATCTTGTGCATTGTTAAGCCAAGATTTTATTTTTCTCCAGCTATTTTTTATATTATCTTTATCTATAAAATTAAAATCAACAGTTATTTTTATATCTGCATATCCTCCTAAATCCTCGTATAAATCGCCATCATGCCCTGTAATTTCTATTTTATTTATATTTTTAACTGGGGCTGGAATAACTGGTCTTTTAGTAATCCTCAAATTAAAATCTGTATAAGAATTTTTATTATTAAATATTAGATAAAACACCTCTTGTTATCCCCCTCGCTCCTTGTTTTTTAGATATTATTTTCCCTAAATCGTCGACCAGAGTGCTGGCAATGGTTTTTGTACCAACCTGTAAATTAACTTGTATAAATCTATTATTTTTTTCTTTATTATTTTTATAATCATCTATTACATGGGTAATAGTTGCGTTTTGAGAACTTAAATTAATTTCTCCTTTTAATCCTGTTTTAATATCTCCAGCTAATCCATTTACAGCATTTTTAACAAGTCCTTTATTTTTTTCTATTCCTTTAGATAACCCATTAAGAAAATCGGGCATCCAACTTTCATAATCGGTTAACGGTCCGACATCGGGAACTGAAAAGTGTAAATAACTTCTTATTGTATTAGCAACATTAGAAACAGCATTTTCTACGCTTCCTATCATGTTTCTAATACCGTTAACCATGCCCTGTATAAAGTCAACTCCGTATCTATAAGCCCTAGATGGTAAACTAGCTAAATAGCTTAAAGCACTACTAATTCCACTTACTATCGCATTTTTAACTCCGTAAATACTACCAGTTACACCGTTTCTCATGCTACTAAACATCTGCGAGCCTATACTATACAATCTACTAGGTAATGTATAAAAGAAATTTAAAATACTTTCAAATACATTTATTGCTCCATTTTTAAGAGAATAAATAATATTAATAGCACCATTTTTCATATTACTAAACCCTTGTATTATACCGTTTTTAGCATTTTCAGCAGTTGTAATTATAGAGTTTTTAATATTTTCAAATGCTTGTACTGCACTATTTTTTAAATTAATTACTGTATTTATTACATTGTCTTTTAGTGTTATAAAAGATTGTACAGCATTATTTTTTAATTCTGTTACTTTGGCAATTATAGCTGTTTTAATAGCTGTAAAAATTTGAACAGCTCCTGTTTTTATTCCTGTTAAAATGTTAGTAAAAGAAAATGAAATACTTTCTAAAATTACTTGTAAATCGCTTTTTAATAAAGTGAAATTCCCAGTTACTAAATCCAATAATAACAGCAATCCACCAGCGAATATGTCCTTTATAATAGTCCACATATTAGTAAATATAAATCCTACTTTAGACCAAAGCATAGAACCAAAGGCTGTTATACTTGTAATTATTGTTGTAAATACTTGCTTTGTTATTGTTAAAAGTGTTGTAAATCCAATTTTAATTTCTGCAAACATTTTATTTACTAAATTTCTAAACCAATCACATTTTGTATATAGTAAAACAAGTCCAGCAATTAGGGCTGTTATACTTATTAATATTAATCCGATAGGATTCATATCCATTACAATATTTAGTGCTGTTTGTGCTACTTCAACTGTTTTTGTCGCTGTTGCTTGTGCTAATTTTGCTGTTGTTAATGCAACTGTTTTGGCAATATCAGCAGTTTTCATTGCTATATTTTTCGCAATACCAGCAGTATTTAAAGCTAGTTTTTTAGTATTTTCACCTATTACACTTCCGACTGATTTCATGGCATTTAAAAATGGGCTTATCTTAGATGTTCCATCTTTTACTCCAGTTACAAAATCTTTAATTCCTTTTCCAGCTTTTTTAAACATATTTATATTTGTACTTACAACACTAGCCATTTTACTAAATGCAAATAAGCTACCGTTTAAAGCTACAAAGCCAGCCCCTAGTCCTACAATCCAGGTTTTTTGGGTATTAGTTAAATGTTGTAAAGCTGTAGATAAAAGCGACAAAGCATTAGCACCAGCAGAAATAACTGGAGCCATTGTATCCCCAAATTCAATCATGGCGTTTTTCCCTTGGTTTAAAGCTTTATTAAGCTTAAATCCTGTGGTTTCTTCCATCTTCTTTACAGCTTCATCGGTAGAACCAGCACTATTTGCCATTTGATTTAAAAAATCATTAAATTGATTGCCACCATTAGCTATTGACATCGCCGCCTTACCAGCTTCAACATCAGAGAATAAATCATTTAAATTCTGACCGCTTGATTTAGCATAATCATTAAGAATTTTTATAACATCTCCAACACTTTTACCTTGCTTCATTAAATCTTGGAAACTTTCACCCGAAACTTTTTTTAATGCTTTAGATACTACAGTTGTGCTTTTACCAAGCTGGTTAAACATAGAGTTAAGTTGTGTTGTAGCTTCAGCAGGTTTTACACCTCTAGCTGTTAATTCTGCATATCCAGCCCCTAATTGTTGCAAAGATACTCCAAATGTGGCGGCGGTCGGAATAACTTGTCCAATACTTTGCCCTAATTCATCTATAGTTACTTTTCCTAAATTTTGAGTTTGAATTAAAATATCACTTATTTTAGTAGCTTCGCTGGATTGCATTCCATACGCATTTAAAGCACTTGTAAGAACATCAACAGCTGTAGCAGAACTCGTAAAACCAGCTGTTGCTAAGTTAGTAGCATTACTAACAAAATTAATAGCGTCTCCTGCACTTTGTCCGCTGGAAATAGCTTCGTAGACATCATCGGAAATTTCTTTAGAGCTGTAACCAGTTTGGTCACTTAGTTCAATTATGCCTTGTTTCATGCTGCTTAATTGTTCTTTGCTTACTCCAGCGATTGTATCTATTTTAGCCATGTTGGTCTCCAAATCCATAGCCATCTTTGCACTTGCAACTCCAACTCCAGTAAGTCCTAAGGAGAGAGGTGTCATTTTACCAGCTATACTCCCAGCTTTTTCGCCCATTTGCCCGAATCTTGAGCCAGTTGTATTTAATTCTTTTTCAACATCTTTTAATGCTTTCTGCGTTTGATACAAAGCTTTTTTATTTGCTTCAAGCTTAGTGTTTTGGCTGGTAATTTTATTATCGCAATTTGTAATAGCCCTCTCATTTGCAGAATACTGGTTTTTTAATTTACTTAATTGTGATTCTAAATCTCTTACTTCTTTAGAACCTTTTCCAAATTGTTCTGTTACTTGTTGTTGTTTTCTTTCTAAATCTGCTATTTTACTAGCAAGTTGAGAATTATTATTTTTATAATTAACAATTTCTTTATTAAGTTGTCTTATATAATCTCTATTCATTGCAATAATGGTGTTCTGACCTCTTATTTTATTTGCTAGTTCACTTTGTTTAGCTTTTAATTGATCTGTAACACTTCCAAATGTTTTTGCTTTTTCACTTGCAGAATTAAAGCCAGCTTGAACGCTTTTTAATTGTTGGGTTACTTGCTTCATTTGTCTTTGGAAATCAGCACTATTAGCACCTATATTTACTTTAACACTCATGCTCAACCTCCTTTCCAGCTTTTCTATTAAATAAATAATCTAAGTAATTTAAATAAGCTATAAAATCCATGTTCTCACAACTTTCAAAATTCATATGTTGCTCAGATATAGCAAAATCATATATGTTATATAAAATATCTGTTAATTCAAAGACATCTAGTTCCTCATCTTTATAGCCATTTTCTTTATCATAATCATCAAAAAAGGAAGATGTTTTATCATCTTCCTCACCTAGTTTTTTGAGATTTTTTTCATGCCTTCTGCTGTTTTATCGCTTACAAATTTAGCTATTTCATAGAATTTTAGAGTAATTTCATCTGCTCCTATATCATCTAATAATTCATTCTCTGTAAATTGATTATCAAAAGCTTGGCATATAAAAGTAACCATCATATCAAAATGCTCTAATCCATAACCTTTTTCAGAGTTTTCAGAATCAATTAGTATCTGCTGTATTTCTAAGAATCTTCTATACAAAGAGCCTTTAACTTTCTTTAAATAAAATATTTTTTCTTTGTTATCTATATTTAACTTAATTTTCATACTAACCCTCCTATACTTCTATTTGTGCAAAAGTTCCATTATATTCATTATTGTTTAAAGCTGTTTTTATAAAAGATGTATAATCAATATGCAAAGGAGTTATATTATCAATTACCTTTGTACCTACTTCAATCTCTTCTATGCTTATTGTGTGTTCTGCTAAAGGATTATTACTATCTTGTCCACCTAAATACATTATAAAATTATTTAAGTCAGATGTTGATGTAGCTGTGTATTTTCCTGTTATTGTATTTTCTCCTGCAACAACATTATAAGTATTTAGAAAATAAGGCGTATTTTCAGCCGAATTTTGCATTCCGATATAAATTTTTCTAGCAATGCTACTATTAAATTTAGCTTTATAGTAATAAGTTGCATTCTCTTTTAAAGATATTCCAGTACCAAAAAATTGGATTTTCCAGTTGCTATCTCCAGCATTTTTTAAATCTATATCAAATTTATTAGTATCTTTATTAAAAGTTACTGTTGCATTAGCAGAACTATCTATATAAGAAGTAAAACCAATTATATTTTTTTCATCGAATTTACTCTTTAATACATAGCCATTATCAGCTTTTTCTAATATATAATTGCTATTAGCATTGTCATTTAAACTAAAATTAGATAATGCTAAATCATATATTTTAATATCCTTTATAGCCATAGTTTGAGGGAATAAAGCATTATTAACATTACCTCCAGCAGACCCACCAATCGCTATATTTAATAAAAGGTAAAAAGGAGTTGTCCACGGAAAATCTTTAGGATTATATTCCTTAGATAAATCCCTTTCACACCTAAAGTATTTAATCCCATCTATATCAAATTCTATGGCTTCAGGTGTCCAAGTACAGCCATAAACATTATAAGTATTTTCTGTATCTGTAATAGTTATAGTAGCTGTATTATGGTAGTTAGCACTTTTAAAGTTTTGGTTTGCACTATGCAAGCTTCCGTGAATCAAATCTTGATTATTGTTCATAGCTTCCATAGCATCTATTTCACCACTTGCGGGCCATGCTCCAAATTCTTCCGTTTTAGGTAAAAACCATATTGCGGGCCATGTTCCAGCTTGTAAATTTGGTAGTTTTGCAGTTACTTCAAATCTTCCATAAAGCCAAGAATCTACGCTTTTTAATCTTGCAGAGGTGTAATTATATGTTCCAGTAGAATCTGTAACACCAGCTGGAGTATATTGTGCAACTAGATTTAAAACTCCATTATCTACATTTACATTATCTTTGTTATTGGCTTGATAATATTCTAATTCTTTATTACCCCACCCGTTATTATTTCCTGTATCATAAGTAAATACGCTGTCTTTAGGTAATCCAGTATAATCAAAATTATCTTTCCACACATTAGTCATATTATTTTTATCATAAATAGGTGCGTCTAAAGGTGCTATAAAATAAGTTCCATTAGATGGGGCAATAATTTTTAATGCTCCAGTAGAATCTACATTCGATACACCAATACATTCAAATGTATTTTTTACTGTATCAAATTTATATACTTTTACATTATTATTTAATAAATCTTTATATGCTGTTGTATCTAGTGTTATATTTTTAGTTATATTAGTCATTTTTTTCTCCTTATATTTTAAAAGCAGAAAACAAATTATAATAATTATTTTCTGCTAAAGATTGTTTTATTTTATTAATTAGAACTGGGGGAAATAGTATTACTTTGTGTATTTTCTGCCTTTTCTTGCACTTTAGAAAACCAGCTTTGTATTGCTGTTTTTGCACTTGTATAAGAATCTTTAAGATAAGCTTCATTCACTCTTATACGCCAATCTCCATCTTTAAACCTAGGTCTAAAAGAGCCTTTTAATGTTCTACTTTGTGTTTTAATCTTATCCCCTCTAGTTTCATAATCATTCTCAGAATCTTGATTAAAACGACCACAATATAGTCATACAAACTCATATTTTCCGTCGGTTCTTCTAGCCCTCCAGCCAATAGCTACTGTATTTGATAAGTCATTTTGGTTATCGACTAAAAATCCATTTGCAAATGTCGAACCTCTTAATAATGATTCCTGTTGGGGATCTAGGTCTGCTAAATCTATTTCTACATCTATAGAATCTAAACTTTCAACGAAATCCTCTATAGTATCATCTGAATATAGTGTATCTGTGGTCTTCTTTTCTGTAATTTTTGCACTTAATGCCCTTGCTAAAAGAACTGGGGTATCTGTAACATATTCTGCTGTAGTATCGCTCGTTACTAAAGCTACATAAACATCTTTTAAGCCCATTCTTCTACCTTTTGTTACTTGTTGTGCCATGCTTAATCCTCCTGTACTTCTATATAAAATTTCATAGCCTTATGGTAAAGTCTTTTATTATTTTTAGTTTCAAAATCATCGTTTCCAGCTATATACATAAATCCAATATCTTTTAAAGCTTTTTTAACATCTTTTTTTAATTGTTCAATATTTTCATAACTCCAAATATCAAATTGATAATATAAATCTATTGTTGTATTATCATCATCTTCAAAGTTACTTTCATTATCGGAGTAATTAAAAAAAGTGATATGTGTATCTTTTATCGAATCATCATACCACCCATAAAATACTGGGATATTAAATTGCTTTAATCTTTCAATTATTTGTTCGTTCATTTTTTTACTCCAATATTTTTAAAAGATTATTATATTCTTTTTCAGCGATTTCATTTAATTCCTGTTCATGCTGGCGGGAAGCGTTGAATAAAAAGGGATTAGCTTTTTGTTCACTTGTTCCCCACTCCACAAATTTGGCATAAAAATAAGGACTATTATCACTTTTAGTCCACCCAACGCTTATTATTTGGTTATTATTTTTATTTTTTACTCCACTTAAAGGAATAACATCTGCCATATGTTGCCCTGTTCTACTTCCTTTACGACCACTATTCCATGGGTTTTTACTCTTAGGAGCGATATTTTTGGCTGTAGCTTGTACATTTTTCCCTACTTGTCTTAATATTTTTTTATTAGTATTCTGTACTATTTCAGTTCCAGCCAATCGTTGGCAATTATTAATTAATTCATCTAATCCAGTTATACTCATTATAGCCATAAGTAGCTCCTTTAAGTGTTATTAACTAGCTTAAATACTATATTCTTTTTATTAAAACTCATAAAGTCAACCATAGAAATATCATAGATAATATCATTCCATTTAACTATATATTTTTTTCTATTATTATCAGACAGATTTAAAAATGTATCTTTTAATAATTTGCAATACTTAACTTTACAATTTAAAGTATTCTGTAAATCTACAGTATAAGCACTATATAATTCTTTGCCATATAGATTATTTATATTAGCCCAGCATTTATAAATTTCTTCATAAGTTTTATTAGTTCTGTATCCATCTTTATCAATAGTATCAATTTCTTTTAAAACAATAATTCTTTCATTATACATTTAATTTAATTGCTCCTGTAATACTATACTTCTTATTATTAATCTTGTTTTCTCATCTTCTTTAACAGTATAAGAACGATTATTATACATATCTTGTATTAATGTTAATAATAAATATTTCTGTTTTTGCCTTGTATTATCATAGAATCCTAAAGAATCTGTAATATATTCTTTTGCAACATCAATTAAAAATAAGATGTAAGAATCATCATCTGAAAAATCAACCTTTAAAAAGTCTTTAACAGTAGATAAATCCATAATCTTCTCCTTTTACTAAAGTTATATATCATTTACGAGTATATCGTAAATGATACTTTCTAACTAAAAAAATAAACTACTTACTTCCTGTAGCTTGTGAAATTGTAAATTCTCCATAACAGTAACATTTGTCTGATTTATCCGCTTGAACTACATCTATAAATTCTATAACTCTTGCAAGTGTTGTATTGCTTATAAATCCAGCGTCTGAACTTGTTGCAAATGCTAATGCTCCATTATCTACAACTTTAACACCATCTGTTAAACTTCCGTAAAAAATAGGTGCTTTCCCTCCAGTAGTTGCTAACATAGAATTAGAAAATACCTCTATTGGATATCCCATAAATAACTTTTGTGTTGGATTTGCTGGATTAGGTTGTAATATTGGTCTACCCATTGTATCTAATTGACTATCTAAAAAATTAAATCCATCTTGATTTGTAGCTATAACCATAGAATTATAAGTAGCTGGGTCTAAATCAACGTTTATGCTGGATTTTAAAGCCTTATAATCTGCTAAATCTTTTACTGTTTTATTAGATTGTAAAGTCTTTAATATCATTTTATTTTCTGTTAATACAGCCTTTTTAGCGAATATACCTACTATATAAGCTACAAGATTATTATCTGTCATGGCAAGTAATGTATTTGATAACTTTATTAATGCCCCTTTTTCTTTTAAAGAGAATGTAATATTACTAAATCTTATTTCATTTCCATTATCATTTAAATCAGTTCCATCTGTAAAATCAATCAATTCTGTTAATGTATCAAAGTCTTCAATTGGGAATGAACCAGTAAGGGCTGTGGTTTCTATAGAGCCGACAATTGTCCTTAAAGATTTATATTCTCTTTTCTTTTCTTCTATTTGCGTTCTAATATCTTGAGGTAATATATAACCTTCTCCATTTGTACCATTAGGATTTGTTTGCGTTGGAATTAATAAAGAGTTTTCAACCTCTGTTAATTGTTTTCCAATACATTTTTTAATTATTGCTCTTATTACATTAGCATTTTCTTTTGTCTTATCCTTTATTGGATTTTTAGGTGCTGGAGTTGATTCTTTCATTGAGTTTTCTATTTCTTTTTCTATCCCAATTTCTTGTTTTTTAAGTTCGATTTCCTGCCTTTTATTTTTTATTTCTTCTAATGTAGCTTTATTTTCTATTAAGGATTTAGCTTCACTTCTTAATTCTTCTAATTCTCTTTTTAATTGTGCTAATTTCATATTTTTTCTCCTTTATAATTCTAATTCTAATTTTAATAATTCTGTTTCCAGTTCTAATTGTTCTTTATCTTTAATACTTGGTGTTGATATTTGTTGTTTTGGATTTTTAACTGGTTTAGGTTCTTGTAATTTATCATTTAAATAATTTTGAAAATCATTTTTTCTTATAAATGCAATAGCATTATTAGCTTCACTAACCACAATATTAAAATATTGTGAAGCTTGTTCTCCTGTAAGCCATGTTTCATTATTAACCATGGATTTTATATCATCTATATTTGCACCATCTTTTAACTTAGTTGCATATACATTAATAATTCCTTGCTCTATAGTGTCTAAGGTATCAGCCATTTTTCTAAAATCATTGGCATTTCCTCCAACCATACATAAAGGTTTGTGTATCATTAAAAAGCTATTTTTAGGCATAACTATTTTATCTCCAACCATTGCTATTACACTAGCAATAGAACCAGCCAAGCCATCAACATAAACTGTTTTATTACCTTTGTATCTAGATAAAATATTATAAATACTCATACCTGAAAAAACTGAACCACCACCACTATTTATATAAATGTCTAAATCTCCAGTTAATCCATTTAAAGCTTCTAAAACATCACTAGGACAACTATCTGTATCATTCCATTTATCCCAATCAGAATCAACTATATCTCCATCAAATCTAATGGAACTATTACCGTTTATATTTTTTATTTCTAGCTTTCCAACTGTTTTATTAGCCTTATTTTTAAAGTTTATAACTTTCATTTTATTATGTTCCTCCTTTCGTGTATTGCTTTCCTAAATCATCTAATGGAATACTTGCACCATTTCCAATAATAAGCTTGTCAGTACCATTAATATACGGTAAATCTTCTTTTTCTCTTACCTCTGCTGGTGTCATATAACCGTTATTGATTCCAGCTATATAACTCGCTGTTCTACTTGTTAAATTGCTCCTTAATAAGCTATCTATATCGAACTTGAAGAAATAATTAATTCTTTCTTTATTACTTAGTAATTTATAAGTTATTTCTTGCTCATAAATGGTTAGAACATCTTGTAATGTATCACTATAAAATATTTTATTTTGTTCCTCAACATCTGTAGATTTATTAATATTACTAAGTTGGAAAGGCTTTATACCGAAAGCATTAGCAATATGTGTTGCTGTAATACCTTGTAATTCAAAAAACTGATTATTTACAAGCTTTGTTTCTAGTTGTGATACTTTAAAATCACTAGGGATAGGAACAACTTTACCAGCGTTTTGAACTCCTCCAAGACTTGCAAACTTATTTTTTATTTTAGCTGTCTTAGTGTCATTTAAATCGCCTGTATATTCTACAATTAAGGGGTCTTGTAACCCTGTCTGATATCTATTTTTAATAACATTAGTAGCATATTGTTCATTACTAATTAGATCACTTAAATAATATTTAATACCCCTACCTCTAATTCCATCTATCGCAAAATTTTTAAAATGGATAATATTATTTGCATTATAAATTAACTGCCCTTTTCTAACATCTGTATAGACATAATACATATCATTTATATTATCCATAATGCCTATATCATCAATTAGAATACTTACATTTCTACTATCTAATAAATATAAAGCTGTTATATTTCCTTTGCTGTCTGAATCAGCTACCCAATAAGCATTGCCATATTCAAGCCGCATAAATTCTGTTGCCCATAGAAAATCATGAGTTGACATAAAGGCATTAGGTCTATATTTTAAAAGATTATAAACGCTGTGATTAACAGCTTTCTTAGTACCTTTATCATCTTTAAAAAGTAGATTTAAAGGAAGTTTAGCGATAGAATTACATCTTATAAGCATACAAGCATAGTATGTAGCACTTGTAAGTTTAGAACCACTTATATCATAGCTATTAAAAAAGGAGTTTAAATCATTTATAGTAGGATTTAAACTAATAGAATCCGTTTCATTTTTTATTTTTTTACTTCTTTTAAATAATTTAATATTCTCACCTCCTTACCATGTATCATTATCTAACCACTCATCAATATCATTGTTATTAGTATTTACATCATAGTAGTAAGCCAGTTTAAAGGCACATAACAAAGCGTCTACTGGGTCTATTCTTTTAGTGGATATATCTTTATCTATCTTTATTAAACCATTGTTAGATTTAACTACAGCGTTGCTCATAGCAAAATTTAAAAGTGGATTATGTTGATATAATACATTTCCTTGATAAACTTCTTCTCTGAATCCTGTAGTTGCTTCATTTAAAGACCTATGGCTTTGATAAACCTCAACTACTTCATAGTTGCCCTCGCTTTGTAAGTCCAACATTAATTTACTTGCATTAGCTGGGTCAAAACATAGTTGATATATGTTCCAATTATTCTCTTTACAAGTGTTAATTACATACTCCATAACTTGGTTTTGGTCTACTATTTCAGTATTAGTTACTGTAAGCCAACCATTTAATCTCCAAGCATTGTAAGGAACTTTGTCTTTTAATGTTCTTTCTCTTAATTTTTCTTCATTTGGAATAAAAGAATGACTAAAACATACATATTTCTTTATTCCATCAACTAAAATAGGAATAATAAAAGCTACAGATGTTAAATCTATTTTTGCAGACACATCAAATCCAACAAATACGTCTTTTCCTTTTAAATCATAAGGGATTTTATTAACTTCACAAGCTTTCCATTTAGCCATATCCATATAGCCATTTTCTTTTGCTTGTACCCATTTATTCATACATTTAGTAAGAAAACTAACCATTTTTTCGGGTATTTCCTTAGCTAATTTAAATTCATCAGCGATTTTTTTAACTCCATCTTGATAAGAACATCTTATAGGATTAGCTTTTATCCAGTTTCTTTTATCTTCTATATCATCATTTTCATCAATTTCTAATATGTCGACCAGATAATTATCATTTTCTATATCATTGTTAGAATCTAAAAGCTTACTACAATAAGAATATTCTTGTGTAAAACATGGATAAGTTAAATCCATACCAGCAGTTGTTATTATCATTAATAAACTTTCTTTTGTATTTGCTCCTAGAAATAAATCATAGAACTCAGTAGTAGCGTGTTGATGAAATTCATCGATTACCAAAAAGGCAGGGCAAGTTCCGTCCCCTTTTTTACCATCTTCCTTATTCAACGGTTCTAGGAAAGAATTTGTTTTAACATGAGTTATTTTATCCCTAGTAACCTTAAATTTAGTTCTTAATGGAGAACCTCTAAGCATTAAGACAGCTTCATCAAAAATTATTTTACTTTGTTTTCTTTTAACACCAGCTGTATATGCCTCATTTACTTCATGATTTTTAGTTGAAGTATAAGAAATTTCATAGAGAGCGACACCACTCTCCATCTGACTTTTAGCATTCTTTCTAGCAACCTCTATAAATGCTTTATTAAATCTTCTATACCTAGTTTTTTTATATCTCCAGCCATAAACTTGGCATAAAATAAACTTTTGCCAGCTAGTCAATATAATAGGTTTACCAGCTAAAACCCCTTTACTATGTCTTAGATAAGAAAACCACTTTACTATTTTTTTTGCTTCTATTTCGTCCCAAAAATACTCAAAATCTTTATTGTTTTTAGCATTTTGGACATCTTTTAAGAATCTTTTACAAGCATTTTTATGCTTTTTACAGCTTATATAATCCTCATATTCAGAAATTTTTGTATCTTCTAAACATAAATTAGCATACTCAATTAATTCGTCTAAAATAGTCATATATTTTAAATATCTCCGAAATCATCAACCAAATCATTCTGATTATTTTGGTTTTTTATAGTAGCAATTTTAAGCCTAGAATCTATTGTAAGACCTAAAAGACTAGCGAATTTTTTCATTTCCTCTGAATATTTTAATTGTATTCTTATAAGTGGATTTTCAATAAAATTTGTTGCTCCAGCCTTATTAGTAAATTCTGTTATAAGTGGCTCTTTATCTAATTCTTTTGTAGCTTGAACATAAAAAGAATAAGCGTTACAATATGCACCCAAATTATTATAATCTAGGTTACAAATAACGCTTATTTCTTCTAATTCTTTATTTAATCTTTTCCATTCTTTTTTAGCTGTTAAATCCCTCAACCATGTTGGAGGTTTAGCAAGCTGGTTTTTATTTAAATTTCTTATTTCTTGTTCTTCAAGTTCTTTATTTATTTTTTCTTCCTGTGTTAAATGTTTCATTTGTAATTCTAAAGGTTTTTTCGGTCTTGCCATTTTTACCCCCCTTTCATGAGTTTTGGGAAATTTGCGAAAAGAAACCTACTGGCGCGACTTTTCAAATATTAGCCTAAATTTTTAGACCTACCCCCCTACCTTTTCAAAATCCATGTTTTAAACTATTTTTAACTACACATAATTTTGGCAGCATAATGTGCTATTCCCATACAACCAATTAGCCATACAGCAACTCCACTCATTATCAATGGCATTTAAATCATCTTCTTTCTTTCTATTCTCTATACCTTTTAATCAATACCTTTAATTCATGTTGTATTTCCTCTTTATTACTTAGATATTTTCTATGAACTTTTTGATGACAACTTTCACATAAAGAAATCAGATTATCTTTATCAAATCTTTTTGACCAATTATCTTTTAATTCTTCTATATGATGTATTGTACCTGAGTTATTCAATTCATTCTTATCTAAGCACATAAGACATAAATTATTATCTAAACCTCTTATAATATCTCTTACCCTTAACCATTCCTTAGAACTATAAAACTTTTGTTCCTTAGTATCTTTTCTATCTTTCTTATAAATACTATGCCTAATTCCTATCTTAGCCTTACAGCTATTACAGTATCTTTCTTTAATATCTATAAGATTTCTATTACATAATTTACAAAACTTTTTCATTTTTCCCCTTGTATTTTCCATAAAAAAGTTTATTATTAAAATAAACAATTTCATTTTTTTGCTATAAATTCAAAAAAGCCTGTAATAAACAGGCTCTTTTTTTATACTTCAATCTTTTTATTGTTTTGTTATTTAGGCTACAAAACACGCATTTAACGTAAAAAAATCCTACTGGTGAATAGAATAAGAATCGAACTTATATCTTTCAGCTTTTATTACTATTAATCAGAATCAGTTTCACAAGTGTCATAACATATTTCAAAAAGGAGGTCTAAACGTTTTTATAAGCTGAATGTTTTACATTAAACTATCTATTCATAGACACCAAAAGGTGTCAGCTATATTTTTTAGTGCGTATTAACTTTTTTTCTACACTATTAATTATATATACATTTATCTGTTATTCTTATCATCTTACTTTCATTTTTCTTTCATAATCCTTTCACAATCCTTTCATAATTCTTTCATCTGTTAACTGGCAATAGCTTTATCTAATTTATTTAATATATCCTCTCTTTTTCTATATGCTGTTATTTCTGCAATATTTAAAGTCCTAGATATAGCTGTCATACTTGCTTTACTACTATACTTTAATTCTAAAAATTTTTTCTCTTCTTCTTCTAGCATTTCTAATTTATTATTAAAATTCTTTATGTTATTTTTACTCTCTCTTAGCTGTCTTTTTGCTTTTAATATCTTTCTTAACATAAATGTATATTCTTGCTCAAGCTTTCCAATCTCTGCACAAATTTGATTCTCAAATGCTGAACCAGCTTTTAAACTAGTTTGTACCCTTTCATCGAATCCTGCACTTTTATAATCATCTATGGAAACATTTATATATTTTATATCTTCTTTTATTTCTTCTAATCTTTTTTCTAAATTTATAATATTATCTTTTAATGTATACATCATCTTTTTTTCTTTGTAGTAGTTATATAGTTTATTTTCTGTTCTTTTAAAAATTTCTTTATTCATTAATACGCACTCCTTTTTTATATAGCTTTACTTAAACTTAAATTGAATTTCTCTGCGACTTCTAATACTATCTCTAAAGCGATCAAGTTTAGTTCTTTATAAAAATTACTATTAAATATCCTACTCTTTAGCAATTCTATATATCTTTTAATTTCGTTTTTAATCATATTTCCTTTTACCTTAGGTATGTTATAGCTACTAAATAAATAATTTATTCTCCTTATAACATAATTCATTTTTATTGTTTTTATATCATTTACGAGGATATTAATTAAATAATAATATTCTTGTAATCTTAAAATATCCTCTCCTTTATTTGCTCTTATCTGTATTTTATTAAAATATTTATTTATGATATCTGTATTGTTATATATAGCATGAAACCTATATAAAAGATTCCCAGTATCTTTACTTAATATGCTTTTAACTTCTTTTACAAATATTCTTATTAAAACTCCATTCTCTCTATAATTAGTTACACTTTCTACTAATTCATCTTCTATCCCTAATAAATTCCTATTTGTATCTAAATCTATTTCATCTATAATCATTTTTTTAATCTCCTATATAAATAACATTGCTCCAAAAATAATGGATAAACTTATAATAAAAAGTATTATTTCGCTGTAATGTATCAAATCCATATTTACCTCCTTTTTTATGCAAATGGATTTTCTCCATCTTCTACAAATCCTAAATCATTTAGATTAAATTTATTATCATTATTTATATTTTTTTTACTATCACAGAAAGTTATATTTTCAACTATTACGTTTGTTGTATATGCCATAGTTCCGTCCTTTTTCTTATAATTATTATTTCTTATACTCCCTGTAATTCCTATCATTGTTCCCTTAAAAACGTATTGGCTTATTATTTCTGCTGTTTTCCCAAAAGCTACACAATTAATAAAATCTGCTTCATCTTTTTTTAATTTTCTTTTTACTGCAATAGTAAATGTTCCCTTTGCTTTTCCACTTCCAGCTATGTAATTTAAATCCACATCTTTTACTAATCTTCCCATTAAACTAACATTATTCATCTTATTTTTCTTCCTTTCTTTCCTTAGCACTATTTATTATTTTATTTATATCTTTTATATCTTCTTCGCTTAAAATCCACCTAGCACTATTTAAAGCTTGTCTAAGTAATGCGACTTGTGTTAATATGTCGCTCCTATTCATTTTTACATCTCCTTAACATCAAATTCTATTCTTTCATCTTCTTTTGTGTAAATCTTTTCTAAAGATACTTTTACAACTTGTTTATCATCTTCATAGGCTATTTTATTTAAACTATCTAAAACAATTTTTATAATATTATCAACATCAGGCTTTTTGGTTGGCTTTTCCATTCCATCTAATATATTTTTAATTCTTTTTTTAGTATAACTTTTAGGTATTTTATAATATGCCATTATTTCCACCCTAACAGCCCCGTTATGCTTTTTATTGCATTGTTTAATATAATTATCCCTTATTAACTTTTCAAACGTTTTGGTGGCGTTTGGTGTGTAAGTATGTCCATTTACGAATCTAGGTCTTTCTTTTCCTTTTATTTTCCCTATAACTGTTACCATTTTCCCTCCTTAATTACTCCAGTTCCCTATTCTTTGTATTGTTCCATTCCAATAGAAACTGTAAGTACCTATATTAATATTTCTGCCTTTTAAGATAAGTAATTCTATTGCATTAGGATTACAATCTGCATTTTTAGAATTATAATCTAATATTCCTTTATCATTTAAGCTTTCTCTTACTTCCTTTCTTTCTAATTCTCTATCTCTGTATAAACCAAGGACTAAATCACTATCCTCTGCAATTCCTCCACTTTCCTTTATATCTGCTAGGGTTGGTCTTTTGTCCTGTCTACCTTCTACAACTCTATTAATTTGGGCTGTAATAACAATAGGTATGTCCAACTTACCAGCTAACAACTTTAATTTTCTTGTTATTCCTCCTAAATATTCTGCTCTATTTTTTATATCTGCTTCGGGATTATTTATCCTATTTATTAAATCTATAAAAATAATATCTGTATTACCTTTCATTTTTTCTTTTTTAATAGTGCTTATAATGTCTTTTAGATTATCCATAAACTCATAGATTTCTAGGTTTTTAGTATATAAATAACTTATAAAATCAGTAATCTTTATTTTTTCTTCATCGCTCAATTCTTTCTTATATAATTTTGAATATTCGATCGCTGTATTTGTAGATATTAATCTATTTATCATTTCTTCCCTTCCCATTTCTAGCGTAAATAATGTTACTTTCTTATTCCTCCTTAGCATATTGCTTATTAGCTGGTTTACTAATACGCTTTTACCTATTCCTGTGTAAGCAGATATAGTAATTAACTGTTTGTTTTTTATTCCTAAAATTTTACTATCTAAAGATACTAATCCAGTTTTTATATATTCATTTTCTGTGTTTTTTTCTTGCTCCAACTGTTCCATAAATTCAAATAGGTATTCTTTAGTGCTTATATTATTTGTTTTTACTGTTGTATTATCTTCTAAAACCTTTTGTAAATTATCTATAATCTCGCTAGAATCTATGTTATAATTTATGTTTGTAGTAAACTTAAGAATATTTCTTTTTACTTTCAATTCTTTTAGCTTGTCTATATAGCTTTCTATATTGGCTAAACTAAAAGTTGCATTATATATATCTGTAATTTCCGTAATAGTTACAGATATATTTTTTTCTTTTAAATAAGAAATAAATAATATTAAATCTATTTCTTTATCTTTTTTAAACATTTCTTTAAAAGTATTAAATATTAACTTATGCTTTTCATTAAAAAATAAATCTATATCTAATTCATCAATCAGCGTATTTTCCTGGAATACACAAGATAATACAGCTTTCTCAATTTCATCATTAGAAATTTGTTTCAGTTCTATATTTTGCATTTCCTTATCTCCTTAGTTATTCATATACCCTTTCTAGTACCCTATTAGCTTCATATTGTGGTTTTCCTTTTCTATTAGTATAATTACCCTCCAAAACTTTAATAAAGTTATTAGGGCGTATAAACCAATCAAAAGTTATAATCCAGTTTTTATTATTTTGCCCTTTTAGAAAATTAGATTTTTCTATATTTTCTATTGCTGTTAGAATCCCACCTATTTCATATTCTTTTATTCTTGCATTCAACATTTTTAATCTATTGCCTTTTATATTTACAATCTTAGATAAATTTAAAGAATTCCACTTTTCTATTACTAAATCAACGCCAGTTGATACATATATATCTTTAGATATATTATTATTTTTAATATTTCTTTTTAATATTTCTTTTTTTAATGGTTCATTAACAGGTTCACCTATAGGTTCATTAACTAGTTTATCAATATTATCTAAGCATTGTTTATTTCTATATTTAACAGGTTCATTAACTAGTTCATTAATAGGTTCAATTACAGGTTCAATTTTTTCGATTGAATTATACAGATAAATTGATGGAGTTGTACGATTATTTGATTTTTTTATAGGTGTAATAATATTTAATTTAACAAATTTAGTTATTAATCTTTGTGCTTTAGTGTTATCTATTCCTAATTTTAATGCTACACTACGTTTTGCTAAATAGAATTGTCCTTTAGGTAGTTCATTTTTCAATCTTTGTATATTCTCCTGTTGCATTAAATAATGGTTAAACAATATTTCATCTTTATTCTTAATTACGTCCATCTTTAACACCTCATTATTAACTTTATAAAACCCACCACCCACTACACTTTACCTCCTTTTTATTTTTCTAACTTTTGGCAATCCATACACAAAATTTTATTAAATTTAGAGTATGAATATTTTGCAATTTTTTCGCTCACTTCATTTTTGCATTTAGTACAATAATATTTTTTAGTTCCATCTGTAGCTTTATTAGCTTGTGTTACTTTACTATCTTGTTTCTTGCCATGTTGATTTGTAAAATCGCTGTCTTTATTATCATCAATTGCGAATAAACCATTTAAGGCATATTTGCGAGCGTATGAAGAACTTGCCCCTGTTATTTGGGACTGGTCTTGTCCTTTTTTAGTTTCTTCCTCCCTTGCAAAAGCAGTAACATTTAAACTTTCAGATGTTTCTATATCTGTAAATGTCGCTATTGCTTTAATATAATATCTATCTCCTATAAATTCTAAAGAATCGCTAATAAATAAAGTTGCTTTATATTTTTGTAATAGTGGTTTAAGAGATTCTAAAATGTCTTCGCAGTTTCTGTAATTATATCCTCCAAATTTATTAAGTTGATTTTTTGGGGCTTTTAATTCTATTTGTATATCTAATAGTTTTTTATAGACAGACATAATTATTTAATTTCCTCCAATATTTCTTGTAGCCTATTAATTGCATATTCCAATGTTGTTTTAGTTAAATTTAACATTGCTATATCTGTTTTTACTTTTTTAACTCCTTTCTCTGTTAGTGGTGCAAATGAAAGAGCTAACCCACATTTTAAATATTTTTCTGAATTATCTTTATATTTAATTGTTATTTCTTTTGGTTCTTTTGATTTATACATTTTAATTCCTCCTAGTTAATTATGAACTCCTGTATTTCTCTTATTTGGTTTTTAACATCTCTTAAATCAATTGGCTTATTCTTATTTAAAGAAATAATTATATGGGAACATAGGGTATCTAATTCAATATCAATTGTATCTAATTTTCTTTCTAGTTGTTCAATTTCAAATTCTTTCTTTATTTCTGCACATTCTCTTATCTTCATTATCTAATCCTCAAACTTTCACTTTGTTTTAAACTTGCTCCAGTAATTTCTAAACCTTCTTTTAATTTTTCTTTTAAAAGAGTCTTATCAAGTATCTTTTCGTTGTAAAAAAATTCTTCTGGAATGTTTTTTTCGTCTTCTATCATCAGAGCTGGTTGATTTTTTTGTATGCTAAATTTAAATAAGTCAGTTTCAATTTTTTGTTTATTGGTTAATTTTAAGCAATCATATAAATATAGTTTTAGATTTTTTATATTCTTTTCTGCTCTCTTTTTTTTAGCTGTTAAAAATTTTTCCTCTTTCCCTATCATTTCCGCTTTAGCTGTTAAGTTCCTTATTAATCTACCTATATTTTCATATTTTATTTTCAGTTCCCCATTTACGCTATCTTTAGCTTTAAATATTTCTGCTATTGTTTCTTTATCTAAATCCTCATTTTCCGCTAATTCTTCTAAGTTTTTATATCTTTCAGCTATATCATATAGTTGTCCCATTATTCTCCTCCATTATTTAATTTTATTTTCTTAAAATTATTATTAATCGCTAACATTACAAAGCTAAATAAAATAAGAGTAAAGCAATTAAAAAAGCTGTTATTAAGTAAATTTATTAGGCTTAATATTAATAATGCTATTGTAAAAATATCAAGTGCAATCATTAATTTTAAACGTTTTAAATTCTTCATTAGTAAGCTACTTGTCCTAAATCATCAAACGGTATTTGCATATTTGCATTATAAATTTCATTTACTAAACAAGTTGGAGGTTCGTAATTTTCTACAATCAAATGTGCAGTAGCTAAATATTGTCTTTTTATAGCTTCATATCTGCTTACTCCAAATTCTCTTTTTAATTGGTGTTGTATATCTATATATACCTTTTGTCTTATGGAATTACTCTTATATGCTTTACTACCATATCCACCTAATACTTCACACCCTTTTGCTCTTACAGCTTGTTGTAGGTCTTTACATTCTATATTAAAAAGTGGCATATTATTTTTTAAATCTGTTACATCTGCTTTAACTTGTTTAAGTTCC